AGCGCTATCAAAAGTAAGATAGTTACCGGAAAAAAGTGTTTTAGTTGGTGTAGGCGTTAATCCCGCAGGAAACGATCCACCAGTTGCAAATAATCCCATTTTAAATTATTTTTAAGTGTTATTGTTTAATTTTTATACGTAGTTTAGAACTGTCATCACCACTTATAGCTCTTATTTTAAACCCTGAATCAGTTGTAACCGCTTCATGAGTACCACGCGGATTCATATCTACGTTTTTAGATTTAGCCATTTGATTTTTAATCGCATCAGCCCTACCTTGCTCATAAAAGTGATTTGCAATAGAATCAGCATTCATTGCTGTAAATAATGCTTTATGATAACCCGCTATATCTGACATTTCATTATTGTCGTTAACAAACCTGCTAACTAATGAATTAATGTCTGCTTGGGAATTTTTAACATTATTAACGTCTTTAACATTAAATCTATATTTTTTATCACCTACTTTATATTCAAAACCTTTGAAATTTTCGGAAAACAATTGATTTGTTTTTTCATTAAATACAGATCGCTGTTGTTGAGCAATTTGCTCTGATTGACTTTGTTCTTGTTTATATGTATTGTAAAACTCAACCGCCTCTTTTTGTTCTGGAGTTAACTTTGAACTTAACCTAAGATCATCGTAATATTTATTCTTTAAACTAGTAAGATTTGATTTAGCCTCAGCAATGCTTTCTTTTAACGCTAATTTTTTGCGTTTAATATCTCTTTCCTCTTCAATTTCTTCATCATATGAAAAAGTATCTTCTATTAAAAAAGAAATTTCATCTTCTGATAAATGAGGTTTAGATTGACGATAATATTCACGAAGCAAGTCCATGCTTTCCATATCGTCGTAATTTTTATTAAGATTTACATAATCTTCAAGCGTTCCACCTGTGTTTTTCATAAACTCAACTAATTTGTTGATGTTTTCAGGTAACTCATTGGTGTCTTGATTATTATTTACATCTTCCGCTTCTTCTTTAAGCTTATTTGGAATATCTTTTAGTTTATCCGCTAAGCTTGGTTGTTTTTCTACCGTTTCTTCATCTTGTACAAGTTCGACTGTTGGCACCTCATCGTCAGCGGTGTTACTTTCTCCGGTAACTGTTTCATCTGCTTCGCTGTCGTCTTTGTTTTGTATTTCGCTGCTAGTCTCGGATTCGTTGCGTACAGAAATCTCATCTGCGCTTTGCTCTTGAACGGCATTAGTTTCTTCTGTTTTAGGTTGTTTTCTTAAATCAATTTTGATTGTACCATCATCATCAGTTGTGATATTAGTATCATCATCTTTTGTTTCAATAACCGCGGTGTTAGCCGCTTCTTTTTGTTTTTTTGCTTGTTGTTCAATTGTTTCTTGTACAGTTTCTTGTACATTTTCTTGTACATTTTCTTGTACAGTTTCTTCGACTTGATTAGTTTCTTCAGCCATGATAAAATATTATAAAATTAAAAAAAAATTGGGTATTACCTTGGTTCAAACATTTCTAAATTAAATCCACTACCCATAGTATCATTACCAGCAGATTCAAATTCTTGTTCACCTTTTCTGTCTTTGCGTTGTTCAATAAGCTTAGACTGTTGAGAAGCTTGTATACGAGTTCTTTCGTCTTTACGATCTTCTTTATATGCTTCTTTTTCTGTAAGCATTTCACTATCTTTATTTTTGATAGCCATATTAAGATCAAACTCATATTTCATAAGTTCTTTCTTAAGTTCTTTTTCTTGCTGCATTTTTTGCATTTCAAGATCATTTTCAATTTGAATTAGCTGAGCCTTTTGGTTTGTTATAGCTTCATTCTTTTGAATTTCCATTTGGGCAGCTACTTGCGTACTTTGGGAGTTTGCATTTGCTTGTGCTTGAATATTAGACTGTTGTATTCGTTGATCCTGATCTAGCTTTTTACGTCTACGAACTTTTAATAATTGATTGGCTAGTTTAATATTTTTAATTTCTCTAACATCAATAGCATCTTCAAGATATATTTGGTCTTTAGCTAATGCCTGTTGAATATTATTTTCGAGCATTTGTTTTTCTTCTTCATCAGGAGATAATTCAATAAAAATACCGAAGTCATGCAAATGCATATTTTTAATATCTTCTAGCGCTCCAACATTAAATCTACCAATACTAGAAATAAATGAATCCCTTGTTGGTGAGTATTCTAATACATCAGATATTCTCAAGCTAATTGCTTCTGCTGTTTTAGCAATAAGATATAGGCTTGACTGTAATATATGTCTTGTTGCTGTATTTGAGTTTGCTGCAGCTAATTTTTGTACTCCAACTAAAGCGTTTTTATCAGGCATTGATCCATCGCGTGCTTCATTTAATCCTGTTACATCTCGGATCATTTGCAAATAATAGTTATAAGTATTTATTAATGAACTTATTTTATTATTACCACCATTTGATGTTAATTCAGTAATTGGTACCCTGCCTGGGTTCATATCACCGTCAGTGGTCATTGATCTACCAATTACAGAACCTGTTTGAAAGAACATATTTAATGCCTCTTGAGGATTGTAGTTTGTGCCATTACCTAAATCAATTTCTGCAAGACCGTCTGCATCTAAATAAACCCCATCTGGAATCATTCTTGACATTACTTGCTGTAACTTAAGATGAGTTAATTGAATCATATCAGCAAAACCTGTAATACGACTTACAAGTGATTCAACTCTTCCTTTATATATTCTAGGCGCTACAATATTGTAATTCATCATTACTTTTGTTGTATCACTTTTAGGTCGAACCATATTTTTAGCAATTTCCCATTTAAGTAAATGTTTTGTTCCTAATACAAAAGCTCCATCATAAACTATATCTATAGATCTTGATTCTTTTGTAAATCTTGATCTATCGTCTTTAGGCGGATTAAATTGATCACTTTTGGGGATTGCTTTATCAGCACCGGATGCTGTTTTCTTTATTTTAAATACCTCATTATTATATGTTTTATAATTAAAATATAAAACCTGAATAGTATTTGCGTCTAAAACGCTATCTTCATTAATATATCTATTATGAGATGCGGGTGTTTGAACGCCTTGTTTTGATAATTGTTTAAGATCATCATCTGTTAAACTTGGGAATTGTTGCTTTAACTCGTTAATAGTCACAGATTTAACTTCACCAACATAATATATATCATCAAAATAAGGGGAGTCTGTATAAGAATATACTAAATCGGCTGGATCAACATATTTAATATTTATGCCTTCAGACTTATTAAAATCATTTTTTGTAGCTCCAATACCAATAACAGTTAAATCATAATTAACTCTTTTTCTTGTAAGATCAATATTATTATTATTAAATATTGTATTAATAGCTTGCTCTTCTGCAATTTCAATTGCTTGCTTATATTCAAGCTGCATATGCAATGATAATTCTTCTTCAGTTTCTGGTAATTTGCTTGGATCATTTGCAAATAAATCAATACCAAAGTCAGCTTTTATTTTTTCAGTTAGCTCTTTAGTCTGCATATCAACTAAAATAGACTCAACATACTTTGTTCTTTTTTGAACAGATGATGGGTCTTGGCTAAATGCTTTAATATCATAAAGCCTATCTGACATACCATTTACAACAATGTCTACAAACTTAGGAATAATTGGTACAGGTTTCCAATCTAAATTAAGATAAGACAAATCACCATTAATAGATAATTCATCTTTATATTTTTTTACAGACTGCTCGCCTCTAGCATAAAGTCTGAGTCTATGATATTCATCCCTATTAGAATAAAACCGTGTAGCGCCTGAGTCTCTTTTAAACCATTCGTGTTCAATAGCACGAGCTACTTTTAATCCGTATTCTAAACTAGCCTTCTCAGTATCGCTTGCTATTTGACTTGGAAATGAACTTTTTAAAATTGTTTCAGCCATGCTATTTAATTATTTGCGAATGCATTCCTTTATTATTAAATCTTTTAATCTTTATGTTTAAACCTTGTTTTTCATATTTAGGTTTTGGATGATATAAATGTCTATTGCAAGCCATAATAGCAAGCCCCGAACTAATAGCTGCATCATACTTTGTTCTTTTATTTATATCAAATTTTGCCCAGTCATTTAATGTTCTATTAAAATATATGTTTCCACTGTTGCCTTCGTCTGTATATCCAACATATTTATTTATATATGTTTCAATAGCCGCAGCGTGAGCTTGTTTTATATCTTCAGAGGTGTTGGGTATACCGCCTATTTCTTTTTCTGTTACAGAAAGCTTATTCCAAACTTTATCAGGTCTATTCATTGAAAACCCTCTATAACCTCTTCTTCTTAAATGATACAACAATCTAGGTTTATTATTTTCAGCCAGTATGGGCATTCCATAAAATACAATAGCCATCAAAACATCTTCAAAAAAAATTTCCGCTGTTTGCGGCCTTGCTACATATTCTAAAAAAAATGTATGTGGTGGAGCATTTTCCATACTAAAAGTAGTTAGCCCGTGAAGTGCTCCTTTAGACCCAATTCCATCTGTTGTACCGGATATATCATATGAGTCACATCCAAATGCACCAATATGCTCGTTTCCGGGATGTTTTATACCATTCTTTAGTATTACATTATTTTGAATATTTTTATCTGGAACCCAAGAAATTAAAAACCTTCCGTTAGGATTTGGAGTAAATATTACTTTTGAATCTTTAATACCATTTTCCCAGCTAAACGATCCCTTTGTTACAAGACCGCTACGAATTGCATCTTCATTAAAATCAATTTGCTCGTATATTTTAGCTAGATTAAATATACTATTTTTAGCTTCATCACGGAATGCATGCTCTTCTGTTCTTGGAAACTGCCGATAGTATTCATTTAAACCATCACTGTCGTGTTTTAATCCTTCGACTTCGTTTTCCCAAAAGTTGATTACACCTGTATCAATGTATTGTTCATCAACTCCAATGACGGGTTGTTCTGGAGTATCAAAGACAGGGTATCCATGAGCATCAATGTATCCTTCGTAGTTCCATTCCATAGGTATGAACAGACTATATAATCCCGAGCTAGTCTGGCCATTGCGATTTCGTTTTGTGACATCTGAGTCATGATAAAGTTTTTTGAAGTTATCTCCTCCTTTTTCTAACGCATTGGATGTCGACCCCATCATACATTTACCAATAATTCTACTACCTAGTCGCAATGTAGTTTTTGTAACCCTCCAATTATTCAATATATTGTCAGGTCTTTCCCACTTACCTGATTCATCATGTACTAACAGCTTTAATTTTTCACCGTCATAACTGTTATCACCTGTGTTTTTCCAGTCTATTGTTGTATCAAGTCCCTCAAGTACCTGTCTTTCACTTTTTTCTGTAATCGATTTTTTAGTGAGTTTAGATGCTGGTACCCTGTATGCAAGCTCTGACTTTGGCCTGTCCATCCCGTCTTGTATTGGTTTGAAAAAGAACGGGTAGTTGACGGATATAGGTACCACTTTGTCTGTAAACATTTTCTTTGCATCTGCACCGGACTTAGATAATATTCCAAATCTGGCATCTGATGTAATTGTAGCTTGGTTAACAGTTTCTGCTGATGACATAAAGCTAAATCCAGACCGTCTATTCTTGAGGTAGCACATTCCATAGCATCTTTTATCTGCCTTGCATGCTTCCCAAAATATAAAGAATAATCTGTTTGCTTCTCTATAATCTGGTCGCCCAACATCAATCTTGGTCCACTGCAAGTACATATAATGAGTACCAGTAATATAAGTGTTTTTATTCTTATTATTAAACCAATGGCCTTCTTCACGTCTAGTAAATTCTCTATCAATATATGCATGCCAATTTAGTTTAAATGATTCTGGATAACTTTCCCAATCAAATATACTTTTAATATTCTTAAGTTCTTTAGGATATTCCTCTGCAACCCATTTATTATCAGTATTAACAACTTTTTTTGGAACAGAAGGTAATGCTATACACAAATTTTGTATTTCAAGCACCTCACCTATAGTTCCGTCTTTACTGATAACCACAACATCGTACTCTTTATTGTAACCATACTCCCACTTCTTATACCTATTCATTTTTTTAATGACATTAGGCTTTATTGGTGTAACGGTTTTAACTAAAGTCTGTTCGTACATTATCTTGATCTTCTTTCTGCAAATCCACTAAAGCTTTCTTTAGATTCAACAGGCTTGTTCTCCATTAAATTTTTTTCAGCTTCTATACGTGTAAGAATTTCAAAAGCATCAAATATTGCAAGCTTTTTAGTTGCAGCGGCGTTCTTTAATCTGTCAGCAGCAAGTTCATCATCACCACCTTCAACAATTATTTCTTCTTCTGCTACTCTTATAAGCTCATGTACCGCCTTATACCCAGCTTGTATTATATTCGACTTCAGATCCTTTGCGTTCATATTTAATTGAAATTGAATTGATTGGCACTCTATATAATCTTTCGTTGTTTATAATAAACTCATATTCGCTATTTTGTGTAAAACCTACTAAATCATTATTATCTAAACCAAAGTCTCTTAAATCATCTCCTAAGTGCTTTAAAACGCCTGTAAGAGGCTCTTCTTTATCCTGTGTTAGATTATTTAAGCTATGTATCGGCTTTACAAAACAAAAACCTGGTGGCGTATACCATTTACCATCCCGTTTATAAAGAAATATTTGATCATAATAGCAAAAGTATTGATTTTCTTGAAAATAACTACTGCTATTTTTTTCATTTCCCCGTACATCATAATATCTTCTAAAAACATTATGATGAATAATTACTTCATCGCCTATTTGTAAATTATATTTATCTTTAATAATTGGTGTTTCAATTATAATACCATTTCTATTTACAAATTTATGATCTTCTATAGATGTATTTAATATAAGTTCAGTATTGTCAACACTTTTTTTGTTATTGTATCTTCCATCAATGGGTTCAACAATATAACAATGCGGATGTCTCATTAATATTCTAAATTGTATTCTACAGCTATTGCCATATTTTTATTAAAATTTTTCCATGGAAGCACCTCATCATTTTTCTTAATATAAATACTATATTCAGTTTCTTCTTCTAGTATTTCATGTATTTTATGACCGCCAAACACTTCCTGGCCTATAGAATAGTGCATTGCATCGTTTTTATAATCACGACCAATACTAATTTTTCTTATTAGATTCATTTTTAGTTTGATTTGATTCTTCAATAATAGCTAGAATAGCTTTTACTTTATTGATTTCACGAATAGGTAATTCATTTAATACCTGATTAATTCGCTGTAATTGTAATTCATTTAATTTAATTTCCATTTTATTTATTATTTATGCATTTTATTTCCAAAGACTTTTTCCGCACCACGCGATCCGAAATAGCCTCCGATTACTATAGTTAAAAGTGAAGTTATATTGTCTAATGAATATCCTAGATACCATCCGGTAACATATGATATTGTTAAAAACACTAAAACTAATGGTCTTACATTAGAGGCAAGCCAACTTCCCGATCTCGCATCTGCCACCCATCTTTTGGTTGTACCATCAATTTCAGCACGCTCTATTTTTAATTTTTCAAGAGCAATTTCTTTATCAGTGTCTGACATATCAGAACCACCAATTATAGCTTCTATAACAGAGCCAACGGGGGTGTCCCCCGCTATTGCTCCTACAACGTTTGGAATTTTGTTAAGTAAAAATTGTCCGACAGCTGTGTCTTTGAATTTTTTCTTATCAGCCATTATTCTTTAGGTTTGCGACCAACTCTGGTTTTACCAGATACAGCAGCGGGAATATCTCCAATTTGATTACCAACTTTTTTTACCGCAGCGCCTACATCTTTCATTTCTTGCACAACTGTTCGTGCTCTTTCTTTAATTTCAGCAGCAGCTTCTTCTGCAACATCCGCAATCATATCACGGTCTGCATCTTTAATTTTACCTGTATACAGATAAATTAAATAAAAATTTAATAAAATTGATAATACGGCTAATACAGCCAAAGTAATTGTAATTGTAGTCATAATATAAAATTTAAATTAACAATTCCATCTTCTACGAGCAGCTCTACCTCTTTCGCTGGTCCAGCTTTTTGATCTCGCACAAAATGATTTTCTTCTTTTAGCAGCTTTGCTTCCTGGTTTTAATTTACTAGGCGGAGTTGTTACTGCTGTTTTTAGTTTACTCCCTGGATTATCTCTTCGGTATTTTGAAACACCTTTTTGCGACATACCTCCACCTGCTGCTGCCCCTGTACCTGTTGGCTTGGCTTCATTATAATATCCTAAAGATTTTTTCTTTGAGGGGGCTGGTGGTTTAGCTTTCTTTAAAAAAGGTGATTGTTGTACTCTAGATGTAATTGGCTTATTCATTTGTAATGTCTATGTATTTTGTTCTACCGTTTTCTTTTATAGCTCTAAGTATACGCATTCTATTTTTACCTAAGCTATAGCTAACGTGAACCCAAGCAGGATTTTCATCATCACCAAACTCCCATATAAGCTGATCAAATTCTAACTTGTCTTTAATATAATTAAAAAAGTTTGCGTTTGTAGCTTTGCTATACACATCATCAATATCAATCGCTTCTCCCTTGCAATGTTGCGATCTTGAAGATCCTCCTATTGCTTTATTTAATTCCGGTGAACGATAAAATGATGATATATAAATAGGTTCTTTAAATTTGTTTCTTAAGGGTTCAAAAATATGCTGCGCGGTTATCTGCATAGTTAAAAGAGTGTCGTTATCAGGCATGTTATCAATACCTAAACGCTTTGCTGTATTAGAGCGCAAAGCCTCTTTCATACTTATGTGTTCGCTTATTTTCATTAGATTAAATTATATTACATTAAGCTTAGTAGCTTTTTTTAATTTTTTTCCCACCTCTCATCATGCATCCACATCCTTGAGCAATTGGTTGCGTACAAGTTGGACAAACAGGGGTTGGTGCTTTCTTTTGTGCGTGTACTCTTTTTGTAATAGGTAAATCCATTGTGTTTATTTTTTTGATTGTCTTCTATATGCTTCAGCTTCCCATTCTAATTTAGGAAAACCTTCTTTCATTCCTTTTCTAGGATACTTTGTGCCTTTCCAATATACATAGTCATCATCGTAACTTAAGTCTTTACGAAGTATTTGTTCTCTATGAACACGTTCGTGTGATTCAGCTACTTTCTGTTGTACAGGGGAAAGATTTTTATTAATAACAATAGTACCATCATCTAATGTTACACCATGCACACCTTTACCTAAGTTTTCTTTCAATGAAGGTTTGCTTTCGTGTATTAGCGACATTACATCACTTTTCATTTTATAACCCATTATCTTTGTGTGTCTTTATTCATTTTATCTATTGC